CGAAGCCTTGAAGCTGGCTCACAACATGATGATCAACCCGGCGCAGTCCCCCAACCTTGCCACTTATGCCAATGAGACCCTTGCCTATTTAGCAGGCATGGTTGCCCAACACGACACCTTGGTAGTCAAGGAACTCTCTGACCTCAAGAAGTACATCGTTAATAAACTCGTTGCAGAGACAGATAGCTCTGATTCCAAGACAAGGCTTATTGCCTTACGTGCTCTGGGTGAGATAGATGGGGTAGATGCCTTCAAACGGCGCTCTGAGATCACAGTTAAGCAGCAGTCTATTGAGGAAGTAGAGAAGGAACTGCTTGAAACCCTTGCTAAATTGGAACGGCGCACAGTAAATGTAGAAGCAATTGTGTTAGACAATGCAGTTAACGCCTGAACTAGTAGCGCAGCTTAAAGCTGCCTTGCCTACTATGCCTGATGACATGAAAAGGCGTACCCTAGAGCTACTAAAACAGTGGGATAGTGAGTCAGTACAGCTAGTAGCGCAGGAATCCATACTGGAATTTGCCAATCATGTCTATCCGGGGTACAAAGTAGGCCCACACCACCGCAGATTAGCCAAAATCTTTGAAGAAATAGCTGCTGGTAAGAAAAAACGGGTCATTGTTAACATAGCGCCGCGACATGGCAAGTCAGAACTCATATCCTACCTTGCCCCTGCATGGTTTTTGGGCAAATACCCCCATAAAAAGGTCATAATGGCCTCACATACCGCTGATTTGGCGGTAAATTTTGGACGTAGGGTGCGAAATTTGGTCAGTTCTGACCCGTATAAAGACATATTTCCGCAGGTAGAACTGCAAGCAGACTCTAAAAGTGCATCTAGATGGGGGACAAACTTCAATGGAGAGTACTTTGCAATTGGTGTCGGTGGTGCTTTGGCTGGCCGTGGCGCTGACCTGTTTATTATTGACGATCCACACTCTGAACAGGACGCGAAACAAGGAAGATCGGATGTTTTTCTTCCTGCTTGGGAGTGGTTTCAGTCTGGGCCTATACAACGGCTTATGCCCAATGGTGCAATTATTGTTGTCATGACTCGGTGGAGTAAGTTGGATTTAACGGGGCAAATTGTCAGCCAGATGGCTAGAGAAGAGGATGTGGATGAGTGGGAGGTTGTAGAGTTCCCTGCCATACTTAATGACAAGCCACTTTGGGGTGAATTTTGGTCAATTGAGGAACTGCTTGGGAAGAAAGCAGGAATGGATCCTCGGTACTGGCAAGCCCAGTATATGCAGAATCCTGTGTCTGAGGAAGGCGCACTGCTCAAGAGGGAATGGTGGAATATTTGGGAGAAGGACAGCCCACCAGAGTGTGAATTTACAATTATGTCCTTGGATGCTGCCCAAGAAGCTAATAATAGGTCTGATTACAATGCGCTGACTGTATGGGGAGTGTTCTTCAATGAGGTCACTAAGGCGTACAACATCATTCTACTTAACGCAATTAAAAGACGCTTGGAGTTTCCTGAGCTTAAGAAGCTGGTACTGGAGGAATATAAAGAGTGGGAGCCTGATGCGTTCGTGGTTGAAAAGAAGTCAAATGGCGCTGCGCTCTATCAGGAATTGAGGCGTATGGGGGTTCCGGTAGGGGAGTTTACTCCGGGCAAAGGACAGGATAAGATAAGCAGGGTGAATGCTGTCTCTGATTTGTTTTCATCGGGGATGGTATGGGCGCCTGATCGCAGGTGGGCTAAGGAGGTCATTGAGGAGTGCAACGACTTTCCTAGCGGGACAAACGATGACTTGGTGGACTCCACAACACAGGCGATTATGCGGTTTAGGCAGGGTGGGTTTATTCGTTTGCCATCTGATGAGCCAGAACCGATACGGGAATTTAAGAGTAGCCGCAGTGCAGGGTTCTATACAATATGACAACGCAGAAGTTTGCTGGGTCTAATCAGCTTATAAATAGGCTTACTGCGCAAGTGGGGTCTAGGGACAAGGCTTTAAGCATCCTGCGCGAACGGGGTCAGATGTATCAGGGATCAGAGAAATTTACTCCTGCGGGGGCTAAACGCAATGCGATGACTGCCCAAGAACGAGCGATAGATAGAGCATCAACTAGATCAGGTAATGCGCCTGAGGCGTACAAGTACAGCCTGAAGACAAACCGAGCTACATTGAAGTAAGGATACGACATGGCAACCAATATCGACAAGTCTTTGTACCAAGCCCCTACGGGCCTATCTGATCTAGCGGGGCCGGATATTGAGATAGAGATAGAAGACCCTGAAGCTGTGCGCATTGGGATCGACGGCATAGAGATTGAGCTAGAGCCGGGAGAGGATACGGCTGAAGACTTTGAGGCAAACATAGCCGACTACATGAGTGATTCTGAGTTGGACAGTCTGGGGTCAGAGTTAATTGATGACTTTGGCAAAGACATAATGGATCGTAAGGAATGGATACAGACCTATGTAGATGGGCTTAAGCTGCTAGGTCTTAAGTATGAGGAGCGCACGGAGCCTTGGAACGGGGCTTGTGGTGTATTTCACCCGATGCTTACTGAGTCTGTAGTCAGGTTCCAGAGTGAAGGGATCATGGAGACATTCCCCGCTGCGGGGCCAGTCAAGACCCAGATCATAGGAAAAGATACCCCAGAGAAAGAAGAAGCTGCTACCCGTGTCCGTGAGGATATGAACTATCAGTTGACCGAGGTAATGCACGAGTACCGCCCAGAGCATGAGAAGATGTTGTGGTCGCTGCCACTAGCGGGTAGTGCGTTCAAGAAGGTCTACTACGACCCAAGCAAAGGTCGGCAGGTTTCGATGTTTGTCCCGGCAGAAGAGATCGTTGTTCCGTATGGAGCATCTAGTCTGGAGTCAGCAGAAAGAGTTACGCACATCATGCGTAAGACTCCGAATGACCTGAAGAAGCTGATGGCTGCTGGGTTCTACTCTGATGTTGAGTTGGGTGAGCCGACAAACGAGCTAGATGATATTGAGAAGCAGAAGGCCAAGGATCAGGGGTTTTCGGCTACTTACGACAATAGATATCGTATTCTTGAGATGCAGGTTGATCTTGACCTGAAAGGCTATGAGGATGTAGATAAATACGGAGAAGTCACGGGTATCGCGCTGCCGTACATTGTTACTCTTGAGAAGGGAACTTCTAAGATTTTGGCTATACGGCGCAATTGGTACGAGGATGACAAGCTAAAACTCAAGCGCGACCACTTTGTACACTACCAGTACATCCCCGGCTTTGGGTTCTATGGGTACGGGCTAATTCACCTGATCGGTGGGTATGCTAAAAGTGCGACCATATTGATGCGGCAGTTGGTGGATGCTGGCACATTGAGTAACCTTCCCGGTGGTCTGAAGTCTAGGGGCTTGCGGATCAAGGGTGATGACACTCCGATAGCTCCGGGTGAATTCCGGGACGTAGATGTGCCGTCAGGATCAATCCGTGACAATATTCTACCCCTGCCGTATAAGGAGCCAAGTCAGGTTCTGTACACGCTGTTTCAGAATATTGTTCAGGAGGGACGGTCATTCGCCTCTGCTGGGGATATGAATGTAAGCGACATGTCGGCACAGGCTCCAGTAGGCACTACTCTGGCTATTCTTGAGCGAACGCTGAAGGTGATGGGCGCGGTTCAAGCCCGGATGCACTTTTCGATGCGGCAAGAGTTTAGGCTCCTCAAGCACATTATTGCGGACTACACGCCCGAGGAGTACAGCTACGACCCTGAGGAGGGGGATAGGAAGGCGAAGAAGTCTGACTATGATGCAGTAGATGTGATACCCGTGTCGGATCCGAACGCAGCTACGATGGCGCAGAAGATTGTGCAGTATCAGGCGGCACTCCAGTTGGCTCAGACCGCGCCGCAGTTGTATAACCTGCCCCTGCTTCACAGGCAGATGATTGAGATTCTGGGCATAAAGAATGCATCGAAACTGATACCGCTTGAGGATGATCAGATACCGATAGACCCGGTGCAAGAGAACCAGAACCTGCTCAACCACAAGCCAGTCAAGGCGTTCATGGAGCAGAACCATGAGGCCCACATAGCCATGCACATGGGGATGATGCAGGATCCGAAAATTATGATGCTGCTTCAGAATAACCCGCAGGCTCCCATGCTACAGGCGGCGGTTATGGCACACGTTAATGAGCATATAGGGTTTAACTACCGCAGGGAGATAGAGACTCGCATCGGCATGACGCTC